TCACGGCGACACCGTAGTCGCAGGCCGAGCCCACGCTGGTGCCGACCACACGGATGTAGCGCTCCGTGCCGGTCAGGTTGACGCGACCCACCGCGACCACGTTGTCAGCGGCGGCAAGGATCTGCGTGAAGGCGGCACCCGACACGTCAGCGAAGGCATCGCTAGAGCCGTTATCGGAAGACTCTTGGATCTTCACATCCAGACTGGTGTCGATGTCTCCAGCAGAGACAACGATGAGAGCCTGATGGTAGCCCATCGTGTCGATGCCAGCACCGTTGGTGGTAGTGGCACCGTAAGCGTCGGGATCGATCCCGACAACCGCTTTCATTGCGGCAACGTCTGAAAGAGCCATGTTTGAATCCTCCTCGGATTAGGCGCTGTAGGTGAAGGACTCTTTGTGGCGAAGAGCCATGTCACAACGCATCGTGGCGCGGATGTGAGTCTGGTCCTTCGAGAACGCATCGTCCGAAGTGTTGGAAGCGAGGAGGCGCAGGCCACCCCAACGGGCAATCATGACATCGTCCCAGTTGCCGAACAGCCCGGAGCGGGTGCAGGCAGGGCCAGCCGTGGGCGCGACCATCTGAGTCGAGGTGCGGACGGGGTAGCCAAGGAGGGTGTTGAACCCACCAGCGGCGAGGTTGAAGTCGTTGACGCCAAGCCAAGCAGCGCCAGCCGAGTCTTCGTTCTTCGTCATCTGGACCTGAGCCCAGAAGGTCGGGTGGAAGCACCAGCCGAGCTTGCCTTGAAGGGCGTTCGCCGCGTCGAGGTCAGTGACGGCCTCACGAAGACCCGCGACAGTCGGAGGGGTGGCGGAACCGCCGCCACCACTGTTCCAAGTCGCCATGCCGGGGGTCTGCATGATGCCCACAGGCTCGCCAGCGCCGCCACCAGAGGAGCCGTTGAGCACGCCCAAGTCCACGGCGAGGCCAAGCTGCGAAGCAAGGTCCGCCTCGATGATCGAGTCGGCGGTAGGTTGGCTCGTCTCCATAAGGAGGTTCGAGAGGATCACGCGACCCGCGACAGTCTTCGGGGTCATGTTGATCTGCTCGAATCCGAGATCACTAGCGGTGATCGTCGAGTTCTCGCTGACCCAGTAACCCGTAGCGCTGGTCGCCAGCTTGGGAATCGTGACCGGGCTGCCAGAGACAGCCATATCGCGTGCGCCAAGATCGAAGGCGACCACGTTGGCCTTCAGCTTCTCGATTACCATCGAGATGGCTTCCTCGGGCACCACGTACCCACCTGCGGTGTCCGTGCCGATGCTCATGGCCTTCTCCTTCATCGAAGCGAAGACCTCGGCCTCATAGGGGGCCGCAGAAAAGTCCTTCTGAGAGATGGCGCGGCAAGCGCGAGCCAGCGAGAAGCCTTCCTTGCCGCTGTCGGCGGTGGCGACCTCGACGCCCGGAAGGTGCCCTCGTCGCTCGTCGGTCAGCTTCTCCTTGACGACACCGATCTCGTCTTCGAGAGACTTGATCGTGTCCTCCAGTTGCTTGCGCTGCGCGCCCTCTTCGGTGCGCCACGCTTCGATGTGTTGCTCGACGGAATCGCCAAGCTGCTTGAGGTGCGCCTCAAGCTGCTTCTCCATGTTTTCCATGTCTATTTCCTCGGTCGTCCCTTTTGCAGTCGTTGCAGGAAGTCAGTCGTTAGTTGCTCGATGTGAGCCTTCTCCTCACGCTGATCCCGCTGGGCATCGGAAGCCACGACATCGGAGGAATCGGCGAATCCACGCCGTTGCTCGTCGTTTGCTTCACCCACAGAATGAATGCGCTTGGTGAGATCGCTAACCGCGTCAATCAACGTGGTCAGTGCTTTGCTTTGCTCGGTCTGCGCTTGGATCAACTCCGATAGCGCAGGAAGCGAGCGCCCCATCATGTTCGGCTCGTCGTCATCCTCATCGGATGAGTAGCCGCTCATCATGGGGTCTTCGTCGTAGTCGTACCCCGCCTTGACGTAGGTGATGACCACGGTGCCCTCTGTCTCCTCTACAGCAGCGATATGCTTGAGGCCAGCCGGGGTGACAAGAGCTTTCTTGTCCTTGGGTTCATCCGCAGCCTTCTCAGCAGCCTCGGAGGCCTCGGGCTCTTTCGCAGCCTCGCTCTCCTCGGCTTCGGCGGTGGCAGCAGCCTTGGAGGCAGCGCCGAGATCGACGAACCCCCTGATCTTGCTCTTGAGTCGTGCGCTGATTTCTTCTTGAGTCATGGGAACCTGCTTGAGAAAGTGATCCACCTCGCGGCCTTGTAGCAAGCCTTGGTCAACGAGGCTCTTTGCCCCCGTGATGAGCGCGGAAGGGTTGGCGGGTACTGAAACGACGCTGATCTCCAAGAGGTCTGCCGAGTCGTACAGGAGCCCATAGCTGGGCATCCCCAATTCTTGTCGCTCCTTTTCTGAAATATCCTTGGTGGAGCGAGGCATGAAGCCGACCGACACGGCGTTGAGGTAGCCTGCCTTGGTCAGTTGGTAAACTGAGTCCGCGAATTCGTGCGCCTCGGCAGGGGCGAACTCGATACTCGCGAGCAACGCAGCCCTACCCGAAGGCCCCACACCTCGACGCACGTTGGCCGCACGACCAATCGGGGGACGGTCGTTAGAGTCGTGCCCCCACAGAACCACGGGGTTGGCCTTGTAGCTCGTGAGGTTCCAGCCAGCCACCTCAATCACATCGCCCACTCGGTCGGGCGTCTCGTCGCTGGCGACGAAGCGCACCACACGGTCCTCCTCCTCTTCGGGAGTTGAAGACATGACGCGGAACTGCGGGGAGCCCGACTGCTTCACCCTTCGGATCTCTTCGGGGCTCAGTCCGTCCACGCTCAGTCCCGTGACGATGGCTTGCTCTGCTGGCTTTAGGATAGAAGGGGTCATTCGGTGTTTCGTTTTGTTCCGGGGAGGAGCACGCAGCGGCAGTTGGCGATCTCGCTGACTTGCGCACTTGGGTCGCCGGGATACTTCAGCCCGTAGCCGAACTCATCCCCGACTTGAACTTCAGTACCCGATAGTTCGACATGATGGTCCCTCGCGCTAGGTTGCGCCAACCATATGTTGCTACGGATGCCGTCCGATACCATCTGTTGTTGTCTGCCGTAGTTAGCAGCACCAGTCGTTTCGGTTCTAGCGATGAGCGAGGCGCGGGTGCCAAGCCCTTTGAGAGTGGTGTTGATGTACGCCTCCGACTCAGCAAGGGTGAACCAGATCGCCTCTCTGAGGCTGGAGTAGCTGCCGGGATCAGTCGCCAACACCCTCACGATCCCTCGCTGCACCTCATCGATTATGTTCTGGGTGATGTTGACCAGCACCATCTTCTTGTCGGCCATGTACCGGACGATCAAGGGATCGGTTGTGGTGAGCACCATTCCGCCGCCGCCGATCTCCGCGTGAGCCTGCGCGGCTGACTCGACCATGAGGGCAGCGATGCGGGGCTCTAGCACCCTGTACATCTCCTCGCCCCACGCGGCTTGGTTGATGTCGAGCAGGCGCATGATCTCGGCTTCGGTAGCGATGGCCTTCCGAACGCTCTTGCCGTTCGGGTTGGGGGCGTCTTGCCACGGGCCTTCGGATACCTCGCGAAGTCGCCGCCTAATCTGCAAAACAAGCTCGCGCAGCACACGCTTGCTCGCTTTCGCCAGCTTCTCTTCGTGGCGCGTCACGCTCTGGTCCCACTCCTCCCAGTACTTCAACCGGGCGGCTGAAGTTTGAAGAGAAGGTGGGAACCGGAGGTCGCGGGTGTAGATATCTACCCTATCGGCGTCGCGCTCTTCTTCGTCCTCGATGTCATCTTCAACCTCGATCGGCTCGTCATCCTCTTCAAGCACCTCATCCTCGCGCTCTGGCGAAGCCATCGGGGGAGGGCTTGGCTTATCGAGGTTGCCCTCTTCATCCAGCTTCAGTTGAGTCAAGCTGCTAGAGACGAACGCGATGTCGCCTGCCTCAAGCTCCGTGTCGCCAACATCCCAGCCAGCAAGCTCGGCAGCCTCATTGAATGTGCGACCGCCCTCCCTGAACAGCTTGAGCGTACGCTCTACCTTACTGTCGGAGTCTTCGCGCATCGCCGCGACACCCGACAAGTCGAAGCTGACACGGTACTCTGACTCCGGTCCCTTGAGGCGCTGGATAAATTTCGTCTCAAACTCATCGGAGATGAAGTCAAGGAAGGGGATTATGGTCACTTCGTAGAAGGACCGGAACGCGAGCAAGCTACTTGCGTAGTTCAGGCCCTCGGTGAGCCCGATGATGGGCTTAGTGACACCGAAGATCGACATGATCGTCTCGCGGTTCCAGTCCCGCATCTGACGGAACTCCATCTCCTGCGGAGAGAAGCCGATCTCTTCATACTTGGTGCCTTGCGGCAACACAGCCGTCTTGCGGTGCTGGTCGGTGCGGCCATGGCTCTCGCGCCAAGCGTCTCCAATGGCTCGCTGGTCCGCATCGGTCAGGTGCCCATCGACAGAGAGGATGCCTCCGGGGGAGCCACTGTTCTGCAGCAACGCCTCGTCGTAGCGATCCAACACGAAGTCCTTGGCGGCGGTGCGGTAAGCCGCCGCCATCGGACCCATACCACGGATGGGCGAGTAGGGGTTGGCCTCGGCCACGTGAATCAGCGAATCAGCGGCGACTTCGACCGTTCCCTCCTTGGTCTGCATTCGCCACGCACGAGGTAGCTGAGTGCGCGGATCGATGATCTCTTCAAGCAGGTCGCCACGCACAGGCCAAAGCTCTGCGGGAACATCGATGCGCTCTTCCGGCTTGATGTAGTCGATGACCCCGTTCGCATCGCGGGTCATCATGAGCAGCATCGTCTCGCCGTATAGCTGCTGCGTCTGCGTCAAGCTCTTGAGGAACTTTCGCTGGCTCATCAGCTTGTTCGGCCTAGCGAATAGATCGAACAGCAAGCCTTCCGTGACGGGCTCCATCGTCCCATCTCGCGTCGGCCTCTGAATCACCAGCGGCGCGTTCGACACCGCCTTGCCGATCGCTGAGACGCAGGCGTGCACCCAAGGGTGTTGCGCATAGGGGCGACTCAAGGCTTGGTCGCCAGCCAACTGCATCATCCAGCGGAACGTCATCCCATACGAATCATCTGCACCGAACATCTTGCTCTCTGAATAAGAGCGGGTCGAGCCGTTCCGATAAAACGGGTCCTGATGAGGTGAGGGATCGGGTGACTTCAAGGGCATGAGAGGTTAGCTTGCTGGCTTAGGTAGCCACGGTCAAGCTGGCTGCGACTACATAGGGGCTACTTCTTCTTGCGCACTCTATCGCGAACGCGAGCAAGGGATCGGCTTGCTTCAGGTAGTTGATCCGCATCGATCTCGTAGGTGGTCCACTTATGGCCGCAGGCGCTGCACTTCCTGCGGCGGCGCACAGAGGCCCCTTGATCCACGGGGCGGGAGTCAGTTACACGGACTTGTAGAGATGCGCAGTGCGGGCACGACATAGGCGATGCCTCAAGTACGCCATAAGCGCAAGGGCAGGAGCAGTATATCTTTGCGCCCTGCCTACATCTAGACGAGCGCGTCCTCCACCTACACGACGAAGATGTTTGGGCGCTTAGACGTGCGTGAAAGCGAGAGAATCCACGCATCTGCGTGGTCGGGCGATGCGCCAAACCTCGCCCTCAGCTTGTCCTTGCCCTCCATCTTCATCATGCCGCGCTCGTTGTACTCGTAGTTGGTCCAGCCGAGTTGCCGCCAAAGAGTCCTGCGGTACTTGCTCGGGATCGACTGGTGGTTGTTCATCAACAGCATCCTCGCGGCCCAATGAAGCTCAGCCTTGCGGTTGAGGAACTTTGAGTCGGAGCCAAGGAGCCAATCGTAATCGTGCTCGGGCTTGCCGCCGAAGTCTACGCCCTCCACCAGCAATCCCGCCTCACGGAGCCGATCAACCACTCCAGCCCCGATGCCGCTCACATCCACGCAGATGTGCCTTCCGGGGACATCATGCTTCTTCGCTAGGTCGCGAGTCCGCTCTGCCGTCACCATTAGGTCGCGGCTATCCCAAGAGTCCACCTCTACCACCACGCCATCGATGGTCACTACCGCTACACTCTGGTCGCCACCGCCCCGAGCCACATCCAGCCCGATGTAGCGCCCCGGCGACTCGGTGGGTGTTGTAGAGGCGGCTGACTCAAGCAGCCATTGAGGGATGAGTTGGAAGT